TATATATTCAAAAAGGTCACAAATTGCATTCATTAATGCCCGCTAATTTATGCGTCAACGTTGATGTGAATCAACTAGATGACACCCTACAGTCCTTGGGTGGAATCGAAATTCCTGATAGGACTGCAGCCCTTTTACGTGGACTTCTTGTTATCATGAAACATCATGGATGTTGTGATATCGTCCTGGATCAGTTATCGAAACAACTTGTTCCATACTTAGATAGTTCTATTGATGAGATGATGTGGATTAAACGTGTTAAACACGTGTTAGCCTATCCTCTCGCAAAATATCTTCGTAACGTTCTTCCTCCGCTACCTGATGTGGAATTCAAACCGTCAGGAGCCCTCAGGAGATGGATCAAAGCACGTTTGATCTCTTTCAATCGAAAGAATACTCATCTCTGGTATAGTTGGTATCAAGCAAAGCGATGTACGCTTCCTGCTTCAGATTTCATAGTGAAAAAATCCTATGATGACCATTTTACAGCACTCACAACTAGTGATGCTGGGGATCAATCGGTAATAGACCGGATCTTTAATAATAAAACATTCCAATCAGTACTAACGAAGGTTAGACATGATATGGAGAACTCCTTACAAGATGACTTTTGTTCTAAGTCAGCTAGTACTTCAGCATCGTTCGAAAAGACGCGATCTGGGGGTGGTCAACAGGCACAACTTCGTAAGTTGGCTGGTTTTTGTGAGGATTCCGGTATTGGTTCTTCGGAATTGATATCGATGGAGTGGTTACCGACCTTATATACTAAGAATGGTATTCGATCTTCAGTAGTAAGAGAGCATAGAGCTCCTACTGGTAGTGATACTTGGAAGAATCTATTTGTTCTATCTCGACAAGTTCAAGAAGCTTATAGAGCCTGCGGAACAAAGCAGGTCCTAAAGTGTACTATTCAGGCGGTTTTGGAACCGATGAAAGTACGAATAATTAGTAAAGGAGAATCTCTCCAATACTATTCTATGAGGCCGCTTCAGAAAGCGCTTCATGGGGCCATGCGGAATATGAAATGTTTCCGCCTTATTGGTCGTCCATTGTCACCGTGTGATCTAGTCGATCTTCGTCAGAGTTCTTCTCTCGAAGGTGATGAGTGGTTTTCTGTAGACTACTCTGCTGCTACAGATGGGATTTCGTGGAAGTATACTGGGAGAATTCTTCAGTATCTTACGGGAAATTTACCGTCCTATTTGCATGATAATGCAGTAGCTGTGCTAGGACCACATGATCTCTATTATCCTACAGGGCCGAAAGGTAAACCTGAATATAGAGGTCGTCAACAAAACGGACAGTTAATGGGTTCCATACTGTCATTCCCGATACTTTGTTTAGCGAATTTAGGTGTATATCTTCTGAATATGGAAGAGCATCAGAAGGACTGGACTGAGGAAGAGATTTTATCTCACGTTTTAGTTAATGGTGACGATATGGTATATGCAGCAAATCCAAGATATTGGGACTCGCATATATCTATTGGTAATAGTGTTGGATTAAAGATGAGTATTGGTAAGTCCTACCATCATCCTGTTTATCTAAATGTTAACTCGATGTCAATACATTATGATCTTCGTACATGCAAATCTAGCCCTTGGCAGATAGATTTCTTGAATACGGGTTTGTACTTTGGTCAACACAAAGTACAGCAGAAGCAAGAACAGAAATGTTCTTGGTGTGGTGCTTATGACCACATAAGTTCGAATTGTCCTATTAAAGGTTCGAATTCTGAATTAGAAACAATGTATGCTCAGGCGCATCTCTCTGCGGATCCTCTTAATCCGATTGTTCAAAATATTAATACCATTCTTAAAGGTTCATTACCTGGGAAGCAGAAAGAGCTCCTAATGGATATACTTAAGATACATCAAGCTGATATTCGCAAAGAATGCTCAGTAATTATGCGCGGATGTGGCACATTGCACGTTCGTAATCTATTCATTCCTATTTCTAACGGTGGTATGGGTGTTGACCCTCCACTAGATTGGAAATTTAGGATTAGTCCTAAAGATAGATATATAGCGAATTACTTTTTTAAAATGCATTCTGCGCCGATCTCTTTCGGCCGTCCTCTTCCAAACAAGGACTTAACTTACTTAGAAGAACCAACCTTTCCATGGGTTGAAGTCTCTAAGGAGAAAGAAGTTCCGGAGTTTGTCAAGTCGATGCTGAAAACTAGAGTCGGAAAGGCGAAGAAATCGTTGTGTGTATTACCAACTTTAAGATATGGTAATTTCTTCATGAACTATGCCCTCTGAGGGGGCTGTCCTAGTTCTAGGATTATTGGACCTTATCAAGTCTTTAAACTGATACATTGGGTTCTATATTTAATGGTCCAAAACGGTGTTCGCTGTATCATCTTAGCCAAGAGATACAGTCCGAGAACGTAACGATTAACGTACTAAGGGATTACTATTCGAGCCTGAAATTTACTTTCAGGATAGTAGTTCTGGAGAGTCAAGAGACTGCACGGATCACTCGTATATTGAGTATATAGAATGAACAGTCCTTCTTAAGGTAGAAGGATCCAATATGAACCTTAATAATCCTAGACTGCCTAAGTCTTTAAAACAAGGCAAACCAAAGAAACCTGCCGCTAGAGTACTTAATGTATCTAGAACGCGAGATGGCCAGATGCCACGCAGTTTCCCTTCTCGTAATCAATCGAGTTCTTATTATATCGATCAACCTCGAATGGGGAGGTCAAATCTTGTCTCTGGAGAACAAGCTGCTAACAGCCTCCAGTTGCATTCCCCCCAATTGGGACATTCCACATCTGTGTTCTTTGAGAGTCGTAAGGGCTCTACACCAGGTGGAATGATTCTTGCAGGTCGTGAGCTTTCTGCTACGGCCATATCTGCTACCAGTAACGTTGGCGCGTATGTAAATACCGCTCTTAACGTCAATTGTGCTGGTACCAATCTCACCGCAAGGTGGGCCACTTTTGCGACCCTATACCAGAAGTGGAGGATTAGAGCATTACGTGCTACATTGGTTTCGAACCAATCCACAACTACTGTGGGTAATCTCTATGCAGCCTTTCAAACTTTGTATCCTGTTCCCGCTGGTCAAGTACCAGCTACAGGTGCGCAATTAATGCGAGAGAATGGTGCCGTTTTTGGAAACGCCTATTCTGATCTCGTTACAGAGTTTGATGCAAGATCTCAGTCAGTACCTTGGTTCTCTACAAGTACTGGTGCAGGTGCTACGAATACTAATTGTCCTGGTGTGCTCAATATCGGATCCGACGGGTTCTCCGCGGCCGTTGTCCCAGGTACAGTCGTAGTTGACTATGAGATTGAATTTGCAGACCCTATTTAAAGACTTGGGTCTTTGCGCAAAACGCTTACTGTAAATCCAGTACGTTTTAATTTGTCAATTGAAATATCCAATGACGCCTTGGGTAGCGCAATATTGTCTTAGTTAGCTTTGGAACTACCACATGAGAATCTCTTTTCTTAAATAAAAATATTAATAAGAAAGAAAACAAG